CCTGCGTTTACTTATTCAATGTAGGAAAAATTTCTGAGCTTAGAAAACATTATGAGGAATTAAAACCATACAAAAATGGATTTCTTTTCAAATGGGGTAGAACTAATAATCTCAAAAGAAGGACTGGAGAACATATTAAAAATTATGGTAATCTAATATCCAGTACATTACGATTGAAGTATTTTTCACCTGTTGATAATATGTATGAAGTAGATGCAGAAAATGAGATTAGACAATATTTTCATAGTAATGCAATCTCATTTAAAAATCATAAAGAACTAATAATATTAGAGAGAACAGAAATAGCTGATGCTCGTAAGTTTTATGAAGATGTGTATGAAAAATTTAGTTCTGAAGTGGATAAATTATTAGGTAGAAATAAAGAATTAGAACATAATGCTGAATATACAAAAGAAATAATTAAATGTAAGAACGAGAATATAAAAAAGCTGAATGAAGAATGTGCTTGGTTACGTAATGAAATGATTTCTTTCCAAGAACGTGAGAAAAAATATAAAGAAAAATTATCTGAGATGATGGAACAGCTTGCACTCTCTCAAAAATTACATGAAGAAACAATAAAATTACATGAAGAAACTCAAAATCAGCTTACTGCATGTCAAGATGTATTATGTGAAATAGCATTGTTAACACCAGACGAACGTAATAAATTACATAATTTAGTTAAAACTACTCGTATTAATTTAGATCCATTTTTGGCATAATGTATCTTTAATTTTTTCTATACTGAAAAGTATAGAAAAATGGATGTCTCCACTTTAAGAGATCTTTTGAGACTGTGCTTTAAAATATTTCTAGCCTCAAACATCGCTAGGAATATCGTAAACATATAATATTTAATGGATAATCCAAGAATTCAAATTTTAGACGTCTTAATATAAAAAATGAATCGAAAAATATACTGTGGAAATAATTTGTATGGTCTTATAAATAAACGAAGAGGAAAGCCTTACGAATGCTTTCAAAAAGGCATAGGTTTAGGAATGCAATCTGATTTGACAAATTATATTCCACAATATAAAGCTATAGTCGCGAATTATAAGTATTGTGGTAAGGACAAACCACCTCCGGGATTCGTTATGGGTAGTCGGGGTGACTGTTTGAGGAAAGGTTTCGGTGTAGGTCAATCAATTCAATATGATAAACTAGGAAAAATACTGCCATCAGTACCTCGACAAAATCCAGGAGATGATCCCCCACCACCTCTACCACCGAGAGCGAGACCAAGACCACCACCTGGACCACCTCCACCACCCAGACCTCCACCACCTGGACCAAGACCACCTGGACCAAGACCTCCACCACCTGGACCAAGACCTCCACCACCTGGACCAAGACCTCCACCATATGGACCACCAAATGGACCACCAAATGGACCACCAAATGGACCACCAAATGGACCACCAAATGGACCAAGACCACCACCTGGAGCACCTGGACCAAGACCACCACCTGGAGCACCTGGACCAAGACCACCACCTGGAGCACCTGGACCAAGACCACCACCACCTGGACAATATGGACCAAGACCACCACCACCTGGACAATATGGACCCAGAGCCCCTGGACGACCTCATGAATATTATGATGGACCCAGATCACCACCACCTGGACAATATGGACCCAGAACCCCTGGACGACCTCATGAATATTATAATGGACCCAGATCACCACCACCTGGACAATATGGACCCAGAGCCCCTGGACGATGCTATGAATATTATAATGGACCTGGACCATCTGGAGCAAAAGCACCCAGACCACCTCCATCTGGACCAAAAGCACCCAGACCACCATCTGGACCACCTCCACCATCTGGATCTAGACCAAGAGCACCTAGAGCATCCGGACCTCCACCACCTCCACCATCTGGATCTAGACCAAGAGCACCTAGAGCATCCGGACCTCCACCACCTCCACTATTTGGACCAGACGGTCCAGATGGACAAAGAACACCAAGAGTATCAAGAGAACGCGCACTGCCAGATCCCACACCAAATGATGATGATTTATTAAACATCTCTTCACATATTTATCCCGATGGAGATGGAGATGGATATGATAGAGATGGATATGATGGAGATGGACATGATGGAGATGGACATGATGGAGATGGACATGATGGAGATGGACATGATGGAGATGGACATGATGGAGATGGACATGATGGAGATGGACATGATAGAGATGGACATGATAGACATGGTGGACATGATAGACATGGTGGACATGGTAGACATGATGGAGGTGGTGGACATGATAGACATGATAGACATGATAGACATGATAGACATGATAGACATGATGGAGGTGGTGGACATGGTGGACATAGTGGACATAGTGGACATAGTGGACATAGTGGACATAGTGGACATGGTGGACATGATAGACATGGTGGACATGGTAGACATAGTGGACATGGTGGACATGGTAGACATGGTAGACATGGTAGTAATCGACGATCACGTAATGGATCTGGTACATCATCTACGTCATCATCTACATCATCTGGTACGTCATCTGGTACATCATCTGGTACATCATCCGGTACATCATCTAGGTCATCTGCTACATCATCTCCGTCATTTGGACATAATATACGCAATCGTTGTGGTTTATTTTGGAGGAATCTGGGAGAATTTTTATATAAATGGTGGCCAGTTATTTTGGCTTTATTAGTAGGTGTTGTGTCATTGATATATCGAGTTACTTATACTAATATTCTTCTTGGAGTAATTACAACGTTAATTGTTGGATGGTTTATCCAAAATATGTTGACTTAGTTTAGAGATTCATAATGGATCGAAATTATTGAATCTAATGTATTGTCATTTATTAAATGTAATAAATAATCATGATATTCACAAACGATCAGTGGAATGCAATTAATGCTATTAAACGCGGAAAAAATGTAGTAATTACAGGACCAGGTGGTACTGGTAAAACCGCTGTTATTAATCATATCTCTAAAATTAGAGAAGAATTAATACAAACTATGGGTGTTACTGCAATGACTGGAGCTGCAGCTGTTATCATTAATGGCAGAACATTGCATTCATTTTTAGGAATAGGATTAGGTAAAGATTCTGAAGATGATTTAGTAAGCAAAATTAATCTATATTTTAATTTGAGGAAAAAATGGCGTGAGACAAATATTCTTATAATTGACGAAATTAGTATGTTATCATCGGAACTGTTTGACAAGCTTAATAACGTTGCTAAGCGTGTAAGATGTCGTAATGAAGCATTCGGAGGTATGCAATTAGTTCTTGGTGGTGATTTTCTTCAATTGCCATGTATTAATGGATCATTTTGTTTCAATGCTATAGCATGGGATGAGTGTGATTTTACTGTAATTCATTTTACCAAAATTATGAGACAATTAAACAAAGAATTTCAAGAATGTCTCAATAGAGCAAGATTTGGAGAGATATCTGAGAAAGATATTGAATATCTTACTCGGAATAATTTAACCAAAGAAAAAATTGATACGATGGAAATAAAACCTACACGAATATTGTGTAGGAATGTAGACGTTAATGATATTAATTACGCAAAGCTTCAACGATTACCTTCAAAAGAAATATATAAATACAAATATAATGTTGACATCGCCAATTGTAAATATAACTGCTTGTTTAAAGATATCACAAAAATATGCAATGCGATGCCAGAGCTTTTCCTATCGATTGGTGCTCAAGTAATGCTTCTAGTAAATACTGATCCTGTTAATAAATTAGTGAATGGAAGTAGGGGGTGTATTACATCATTTAAATCGGATGGTGTAAGATTGCTGCCAGTGGTTAAATTTATGAATCTTGAAACAGTAGTAGAAATTCATAAATATGAAATAACCGATAACAATAATCAGGTTATAGGAAATGTTTTTCAAATACCTCTCAAGCTTGCATATGCAATTACCGTTCATAAAAGCCAAGGTATCACATTAGATTCAGCCATTATTAATTTAAAAGGAGTTTTTGAGTATGGCCAGGCATACGTCGCTCTTTCACGTGTGAAAGAGATAGAGAATCTTTTTGTTGAGAATATAACTAAAGCATCTTTCAAAGCTCATCCAGAGGCTTTGAAATTTTATCGTGAATTAAAAAAATAAATATAAAATGGAAACTCAGAAAAATTATTACGAAATCGGATATTTGAAAACTATTCCACTTAAACCTCTATGTTATACTACTGAATGTGAAACACATTCAACATTTCGATATCCAAATACTCAGGCACAAGCACATGTTATATATCCTACATATAAGGTAAAATGTAATTGTGATAAATATCTTCGTTCTGTATAGCACGAAGTGTGCCAGCAATTCTGTTAATTTTTTCTATACTTTTCAGTATAGAAAATCTCCAACTAATTAAATACCATTAATACACCTTCGTAAAGTAATCAATTTATCGCCAAATCTTCCTTGTATTACATCTAAATGACGTATTCTAAAATACTTAGCTATCGGATCTGACGTCAAAATAATTGGTAATTTTGAAAAATCAGAAGGAGGTGTCTTCAAAATTGTAATTTCTGGTGGATATCGTTGAACCTCAAGTAAATCAAAGCTCAATTCTTCAAATGTAAATGTTTCAAACTGATAAAGCGATATCATGGTATCTGATGAATTAGTTATGTTTTGTTTGGCATCCGCTGTTAGAATTGTATCATGTACAATAATTATATGAGTTATTTCTTTTGCTATCGAAATAATAGCTTTAATTACATGAATGGTAACTTTGTCTGCTTTGTTTTTCTTATGAATAAAAAATACTACTGCACGTGTGCCATCAGGTTTAGTGACTATAAGTCTCGGTTTTTTACCAGGAATACCATTATCGTAATCGGTAAATTCGTCAATAATATACGAACGCCTTAGTAACATAATTTCAGTATATTTTCGAACTGTTTCATTCATTGTTTATCTTATCAATTTTATCTTCATTTTCAAACAGTTGGTTTTTCATATTTTTCTGATAATTATGTATATGTTTACCAGTTACTCTAAATTGCGTTTCATAGTATTCTACAGTATCCACAACAATATTGGTCAATACAAATTCAACAGATGAAGAATTAGTAGAGGAAGGAATAGAGCATTTACAGTCCTTAAATTGATACTGTTTATCTTTATAAAAACCATTAACGAGAAATATTTGGAACGGATGATCTTCACATGAATCATCCACTGTAATTATAGCACCACAAATAGTTTCGTGATTGATTATAACAACACTTTTTGAACTATATACCTTATTCGGAGATGGTAGTAAAGAATAAATGGTGTAGACTACAGAAAAACGCGTTGATGAATCGGCCATTGATATCGGAGCCGGACTAACTTTTTTGATATCAATGCTTTTAATAAATCCGTGATATTTTGTACATTTTCCAACCTTAGTTTCTATCAGTTTTCTTTGTATATGTTGTAAGATTCCTTTATTAAGATATTTAGGATTTATACTAACAAGCTCATTATAGATTGTAATTGAATGGTCAGACATTGTACTTAATTTAATAGCATTCTTCTTCATATACTATAATTCATGTTTCGTTACTCCTATAAACTGTTTTTATACCTAAATATGTATAAAAACAAAAAATATACTAGAATTTTAAATAGGTGCGTAACTAATAGTAGAATTTTGAATAGGTGCGTAACTAATAGTAGAATTTTGAATAGGTGCATAATTAATAGGTGCGTAATTTATACTAGAATTTTCAATGGTTGATTTCATGATAACATTTGAGGATGAATGCTTTATGGTAGGTATTGGCGCCCTTATCGTAGATCTGTTTGTATTTTCAGATTTACGACATGTTTCTGTCATATTTGGAGATTCTGGAAGTAATAATTTTTCTTCATAAAAATTATCTTGTTGATCAGATTGATCACGTCGAGTTTGTGTGTATTCCATAGTCGCGTTAATTTTTTTCTTGATTTTTTAAAATAAATTTCAAGTATTTTCCTAGATTATTTCTATACCTCGAAAGGTATAGAAACTATTTACAAACATATAGAAAATATTGCATGTCCCCGTTGATTAATAATACTCCTAGCTCCAACCTCCGCTAGAAATCGTGACACACATCCATTTTTTTATTTATTTACATTTTATTTACAGGTTTTCCATTGAGTTTTCCGCTGGTGGCATCAACCTTTCTTTCGAACCAAGTACGACCGAGGTAATCAGTAACGCGTTCGTTCAGATGTATTTTCCGACAAATAAACGAATCATTGTTATTTTTATACCGTCTAGTCTTTCGATCTTTGCCATCTTTATCCTTCTTGGTAATGAGATCAAATGTCACATACTTGCATTTATCGGTGCAATTGAATTGCGTAGGGTTATTTTTGATCTTCTCAGAAACCTCTGCCAATGCATGTGCAAATATGCATTTTGCTCCAAATTTGCATACGCCAATTACCTTTATTTGTCCATTTTCCACAGTGAACATGTTATTGCAAAGAAGATGCTTCTTGTCCTCTTGTGGTTTTTGGGGTGATTTATTAGGCATGCGTACTACAGGCTTCTCTGGATTCGCCTTCAGGATACCTTTCGGCACACCTTTCGGAGCGATCTCATGAGAGTACTTGCAGTTAATTCCATATTTGCATACTTGTTTATTTTTAATCGCCAAGCACAGTCCCATGTCATGTGAAAACTTACAGTTCTCATACTTGCACCGTTTTCCAAGCTTGCAAAGACCCACATCGGATACCTTCTCATGCAGAAACTTGCATTTGGTTCCATACTTACATTTGTCTCCATTTCTACAAGGTTCGGGTTTCTTCACCTCGTATTGATGCAAGTATTTGCATTTGTCTCCAAATGGGCAAATCTTACCATTTTTGAAATCTTGACAGTAAGTATCCTCAAAACCAATGCCTACTTCCGGTCCAAGATACACCCTGATTCTCGCCGGTTTGTATGCAGGAATGGCAACCTTTTGAAGACGTCTATCATCCTTTTTCGGTATATATTTCTTCTTTGGCCGTTTTACGCCATTTTGTCCTGGATACGCTTCATTGGTGACAATCGGTGGAGAAGATGCAACTTGAGTCCAATTTAGCTTGCCCTCAAGGACCGACAGTCCTTCAAGCTGCTTTCTGCTGGCTGCGCGAAGCGTTTCAAGGCGAATCGCGCGCTGAAGCATTTCATCTTCCTCATTGACTTCTTCATCTTCCCATATGTCATCCTCTACTTCATCCTCATACATTTCATCTTCATACATTTCATCTTCATACATTTCATCTTCTCCATAATCATCCTCGAACACATCGAGATCTTCAGAGCACTTGTATTCAGCTTTGATATACATATTTGTATAAGGTAATTTAACTGTCATATTTTTACAACAGAAGTTTTCAACTTTTTAAAATATCAATTTAACTTTAACTCATATTTTATCCAAATTTACAAAATCAACAATCGTAATCGCTTCCCATTCTTCTCGTTTACCAGAGTTATCTATCTTAAATCTTGGATACTGTATAGCTATTTTTTCAGCTCTATCGTGTAAGTGCAATGGAAGAAGATTTTTACTTGCAAATGGAATAACTCTCAATAGTTGGTCATCAGTGCTAGACGGTAGTGATTTTTTAAAACTATATGATATTATACGAGTGTCCTCAATATAATCAACGAATATATCAGCATGAAGGGCGTAATGATATGGATAAAACCAATCCCAATAAGTTGTTCCTTCTTTATAATATAGATAAACCCATTGAACCGTCTTCATAAAATCTCTAACAGGGTCATATTCACAGAATCCAATACTTTTTTCTATTTTCACATCTAAATAATCTTTTCTGTACATTTCAATATCGCCTTTCCAAAGAGGATTAGGAAATCGTTCTTCATCTAATGCACGAGCTTCCATTATACTTTGTTCACGATCGCGAAATAGTTTTAAAATCCTAATTATTTCGGACACGTTTAAATAACCATTCTTCACTAATGGTTTATTATAATTATCAAAGAAAAAATCCAATGCTCCAATTACAGAATTGCTTTCTTTGATATCAAACGATGGGATTGAAGGAAGAAAATCATTACCAATAAAACAACTAAATATAATCAAATCATCTGGACTAACAGGCAAATTTAACCTTACTTTATTGATATTAATATATTCTGATTCTCTCATAATATATACATGTGTCTTCTTTAGAACCGCGCACAGTAAAATTAAATCGGCATCAGAACCTACAACGCAGTAAGTATCGTCATCAGTACGGTTTCTAATCCAAGCCATCAATTTATGTTCTCCTTCTCCTGGTTCTAAATCATCAGAAATTGTCACTTCAATTGTCTTTGAAATCCAGTTTTTATTATGAAGATTAAGTGAAAGATTTTTCATGAAATTTGTACCTGCTGTAATACATGTAGAATCAAAAGATCCTTCACGATTTATTGAAGCCAAATATCTTCTTTGTCTTTGTTGATTCTGTTTTGCCATTGGAGCTACACCATCAATAGCCAAATATACACTTTTTTGAGGATTTGTAGTTTCAATGATCTTATTCACTTCTAATTTAACGCGATCATATAAATCATTTATTGGTGGTTCCGTTTTAGATGTTCTTTTTATATTACGTCTTTTTGGAATAACTATAGTTGGTTTACACGGAGCATATTTACCATACTTGTATACATATTGAGCAGATGAATGGATAATCGAATTCATATCGATCAATAGATGATCGATATGACTCGGCACTACTGGTGAAATACATTTATTTAATTCATCATGTTTCTTGAACCAGCTATAAAAACGTTTGATACCCATCCTTAATATAACAGTATTGAAGTATTATGCATATATTCAATATTTTAATTTTCCTTCATGATTTAATTGAAGGGTACCATTTCAAACAGGGCATTTACTTGTAAATTATGATCCGGTTCTGCTGGTGGTATATTATCTGGGATGGTTGTTCGAAATGTTTCTCCAGTACTACCCAAAGATACTTTGAATTTTAAATTATCATCTAGTCTGAAACGCACAGTTTGAGTCATATCATCTCCTTGAAGTGTGACAAATTCTTGATCTTCTGGATTATTAATGTTATTCGCACTTGCTCTAAACAATGCTCTATACGAATAAGGATTGTTAGAAAAAATATTAGTGGTATTTGTACCAGAAGTATCGATATTAGATAATTCAATATAAAAATAATTTTGAAAGGCAGTTTTACCTCCATTTCCTATTGACAGAATTTTGTTGGGTAAAATTAATCTTTTGAGACGAATATTGTAGACTGGGATTTCTTGACTAGGATTAAATTTAAATGTTAAAGGATTTGCATTATCATATCCAAACTGCATCAGCTCAATATTTTGTAACGTGGTACTAGATGTAAATGGAGGAAATACTGTAGCGGTTGTTGTAGCACCGTCATATTTTATAATTCTTCTTATTTCACCTTGAGGAGAGGTGATAGTATTCGAATAAATTAATTGTGGAATTCGTAAGAACCAGCTTTGATACATATTATCTTTACTGGAAGCTGCTACACCCGTAATCACCACTTGACTATCTGTTGATGTCATGCCCGCTTGAAAAACAAAGGTAGGTGTAGTAGCTCTAATAGAATAGTTATGGAATCTTTGCCATCCAAATGCAACATTACCACCAATACTGAGGATACCAGTCTGACTATCATAACCATTAATAGGACGCCACTCTTCTAAGGTTTCATTATAAATTAGTTTGTTTATATAATCCTGTCTACTATTAGAACCAGCAGGTACAAATAAATAAATTGACGTAGGATCTGACACATCACTTGGATCTACTATGAAAAATGTGTCCCCAAAATTAAACTGAAAATTATCATCACTCAATGTTACCTGAGCTCTACCGTTACCTAAATATATGTATTCTAAAATTCGACCAAACTGAGATGGTTGTGCTGAATTTCTGAAAATAGCATGTTTATAGTAATTGTATCGATGTTGAAGCTTCGATGGAGCAACCTGTCTGAATTCAATGACATTTTTTGAATTAGCGTATCCCAAACCTGTACTTAAAATTATACCTTCAACGTTTTCATTACCTAGTGTATTGACGTCAAAAAACCCTCCTGTGAATGAATTCACAGGACATGATATACAAATAGGATCGGATGATTGTTCACCAAGGGCACGTCCAGATGCGGATATACTTACTTCAAATTCACCAGGTTCTGCCCAACGTATCCTGTTTCTAAATGTTGAATCTATTTCAAGATAACTAGCCATTTTTAGTCAAGTAAGAGAACTTTAGTGGATAAAAATATTTTTGCACGAGATGATATACATCACAAAAACAGTAGTTATTATATTCATCCATCACATGGTATAAAGCATTTATGATACTATAACTGTATAATAGAATAATAATGAAAAAATTAACAACAGAATTCATAAAAAATCATATAGATGAACATTTTTTGATTGGAATAAATTCTCTGTATTGGATGGGAACACCCAAATCTTCTATTGCGAACGTTCTTGATTTTGGTGAATACCCGTTATTTTCAGAACAATTTTATAAATGTTATGGTACATTCTCACCTATTAATCCAGAAATTGCATTGAATAACATACGTGATGAAAAGTGTAGTATCCAATACATAGATGAAAGTGTTCTTTGGAAAGATTTTGTGATGGATGTCATTGGATTTTTTCATAGCAATAAATGTACATATGAATTAAAAAAATTAATCAAAGAAAGTTTTTTTGAACATTATGAATATATATCAATGGCTGATGATTCAGAACAGGAAACTATGGCGAATGAAATATTTAATGATTATAACGACGATAAAATGTTAATTTTTTTTCAATTTAGAGATTACTTATGGAAATGGAAACCATAATGAATTTCTTTTATCGGGTGATTGTCATGATACAATCATGTTATTCTTCAAAAAAATTCGTGTATAATGATGAGTATATCTATGATAGCGAAACTAGTATAGATGATATTTAGTTTCATTACTAATAGTAATGAAACGTAATGAAACACATGATGAAACTCATTAAAAATTATCATCAAAAACTAATTTTTTATGTTCATTCTCAATTATTCCAGCCTTTTGGTATTCACTTACTCTCTTCTCAAAAAAATTAGTTTTACCTTCTAAACTAATCATATCCATAAAATCAAACGGATTTTTGACATTAAATACTTTTTCGCAACCCAACTGTACCAAAAGCCTATCTGTTACATATTCTAAATAAGTGGTCATTAGGACAGAATTCATGCCTATCAATCGTACTGGAAGCGATTCTGTAATAAATTCACGTTCTGCTTCTAAAGCACTTAATAATATTTCCTTGATTTTCTCATTAGGTAATTTATATTTGATGTGATTGTTGTACAAATTTATTGCAAAATCACAATGAAGACCTTCGTCCCTTGAAATAAGTTCATTGGAAAACGTTAAACCAGGCATCAATCCTTTCTTTTTGAGCCAGAAAATAGAACAAAATGATCCTGAAAAGAAGATACCTTCAACTGCAACAAATGCAATTAAACGTTCCGTAAATGAAGCTTTATTTTTATCAGTCCACTTTAATGCCCAATCTGCTTTCTTCTTTATGGCTGGAAATGTGTCAATAGCCTTGAATAATGATTGTTGTTCTTCACGTTCGGAAACATAGGTTTCAATCAATAGTCTATATGTTTCGCTATGAATTGTTTCTATTGCAATCTGAATGGCATAATACGCTCTAGCTTCCGGATACTGAACCTCATTATAAAAATTATGTACCAAATTTTCATTTACTATACCATCACTAGCTGCAAAGAACGCTAGTATATGTTTGATAAAAAATCTTTCATTCTCACTAAGATTTATCCAATGAGACAAATCTTGTTGAAGATCTATCTCTTGAGGAAACCAAAATGAAGCTTTATGTTTTTGGTAAAATTCATCAATATCATGGTGATCAACCGTAAGAACAAATCGATCCTTATTCTCCACTAGTATAGGTTCCATTTATTGAGGTATTGTTATTCATAAGATCATAGCAAATGTTTTTCTAGATGTTTCATAACTGAAAAGTTATGAAAATTATTGACATAGCGATCCCATGTATTGAGTATTGCATGCTCCTCCATCTGATCCGTATGCTTGTCCTATTGTGAAATAAGAAGCTCCTGTAGTTCTACCATGCGTTAGTGTATTATAGCCAGGAGCTGAATAAGCTGGTACAACATAGTATCCAGCAGTTGTTGTGAGAGGAACTGGTGGACGAACACCCGCTCCAAATCCTTGATTATATGATCCTAATTGAGAATAACTAGTTGATCCAAAATTTGGACCGATACAATTGCCTCCAATATTATTAGTAAGTAGATTAGACATTTTAGTTAACTAGAAAATATTTATATATCATTATATTTATCGCATAACCCCGGAGGGTTATGCGAATTTAGCGAAAACAAAATTTCTAAAGATCAAGATTATCGGGTGTTTCGTATTCAAGACATAACTCAGCAGCTCTCAAACAATGCATCTTTTGGAGACCTCTAATTGTTACCATATCATCCTCAGGAGTATTTATATCATCTTCATGAGAAACCCAGCCAGCTATTATGCCCTGATTATCGAGTGCAAAGTACCAGTCCTTACCGTGATAAACCATCTGAATACGATGACGCTTAACGATTTTTGTTTTTTCTGTTGTTATTGGCGCAGCCAGCTTGTTCACCCTATGTTTAATTCCCACTTTTTCAGTAGTTTCCTGATCAATTTCTTCAATTAATCCTACTTCATTCGTATCATCGTCATAACCTGGATGTGCATCTTCATATTCTTTTAGTCTATTAATCACTTCGGCTTTTACTCCTGTAGGAGAAAGACCACGTTCTACCAAGTAAGTTCTCAAGACTTTGAGAACCACTTGCCAATTTTCTGGATTGTCTTTGCCTAAACGTGTTTGCTGACTTCTAGGCAATGCTTCCTTTTTTTTACCTGACGCTTTGCGAGGTTCCTTAGGTTCCTTAGGTTCCTTAGGTTCCTTATTTTCCTTGGGCGCCTTCGGTCTTACAGCCCGATTTTCCTTCTCTTTAGGAGGTATACTAGTTGAAAAGTAATTGTTGAACAATTCAGTTAACTCATTAGCTTTTATATTACTATTTTGTTCTTCACAGAATTCGAAGAACTCTCTAAGAGATGTTCCCATAATAGTTACAAGAGCAGTCGCCATTTTACTATGCGTTTAATTCGTTAAGTATTTTTAAAAGTTAAAAATTCATCTTTTGGTAGCAGTGAATAAATTAATTTTCTTATCTGTTGTGTACCCTAATTTTGCAAAATAATCAATAGCTTTTTGAGCTACATTTTTTTGTGATTTTTGTTTACTTCCCGCATCATCTGAGAAACTTATATTTATAAATTTAAGTGTCACACCTGTTCCCACTGGTGAATCCATATATTTAGGCGTTCCATATTTTTGAAGCAATAGGTTTACAGTATCCTTTCGTACTTCAAATAATTCCTTCAAACGCGTTTTAGCATCATATAAATCATCTAAATCGAATGATATAACCTTATTATCAAATATAGATTTGATAAAATTATAAATTATTTGACTAGCGACGCCAACACCTACAATGTCAAATGCATCACCAAGAATACATTCCGTTGCTCCGATAAATGCTTCAAATACATCCTCAAGAAGTGCATCTTGAGTTTTCTTCAATCTTGTTTCTGTAATTGAGTCATCATATTTAATGTAAGGCAAAAAACCTAAATCATATGCTATTTTACTAAATGAATCTCTTGATGTATGAACAATCTTGAGCCTAGTAAAAATTTTAATGGATTCATGGTTTCGTAATTGAGGAAACGTATTGTAAAAATAAAGAACAATTGCGTTATTGGCTGCTACGTCTCCTAAATATTCTAATAATTCATAATTGTTGATTGGATCAACAGTATTAGATGTAAAGGCTGCTGCATAAATATTAAGTGCTTTGATATCCGTCAATATACCGAGATATTTTGGATTTATGTTAGATTTATTGAAGGTTGTTTTTATAAATTCCGCAGTGATATCCATCTTTTTACATTCCCATTTTCTTTAGAAATAAAAATTCAACTGCTCTAATAAACGGTGGAAAAGATTTGAATTTATTAGTTTATATTAAATGGAAGAAAAGAAAATGGCTAAAAGAATAAATCAGCTTCGACGAATTGCAGACGATGCGTATGAGAAAGGTATGCCTATAATGGATGATGACGAATATGATTCAACATTTGGCGATGATTCTACTCATGATCAATTAAGAGGATGTGGTGTAAAATTACCAATGTGGATGGGATCACTTGACAAAAAACGTGATGAAAAATCATTGAAACTCTGGTTAAATAAAACAGTTGCCGAAACATTTATTGTTACTGCAAAATTAGATGGAATTAGCGCTTTGTATGATTTAGATGCTAAGAAATTATACACGCGAGGAAATGGACTAGTGGGATGTGATATCAGTAGATTTATCAAGTATCTAAATCTAACAGAAGCTCGTTCATATTCAGCAAAATATGTTCGTGGAGAATTAATCATGGAAAATAGTGTTTTTGAAGCCAAATATAGTAATGAATTCAAAAATCCTAGAAATTTGGTTGCTGGTCAGTTTAACAAGAAGGTAATAAATTCTAATATTATTAAAGATATTCATTTCATACCATATGAAATTATACAAACTGGAACATATCAAATACCAATAATTTCTAAAAATCTTCCAAGCATCATAATAACCAAATCTGAAATTGGGGTACGTCAATTGACTGAAATTCTGAACGATTTCAGTGATTATGAATACGCGATGGATGGCCTCGTAATAACAGAAAATCGTCACTATATTAGGAATTTAGAAGGAAATCCTAAATATGCAATAGCATTCAAAAAAGAAACTGACGTTGAATCTGCACATGCAACCGTTATTGATGTCACATGGGATATTAGTCGATGGGGTCTTCTTAAACCGGTCGTTAATATACAACCAATTAAATTATCTGGTGTAATAATCTCTAAAATAAGTGGTCACAATGCAAAATATATATTAGATAATAAATTAGGTCCTGGTGCAGAAATCATTTGCGTGAGGTCTGGGGACGTAATACCATACATATTATCTGTCATAAAACCATCCAAAAATGTAATATTACCTGATGGTATATGGAAAGGAGTTGATATCGTTGCAGAATACGATAAAGACGATGATACTATTGAAATAAAAACACTAACTAATATATTCGCTAAATTAGATGTTAAGTACGTTAGTGTAAAAACAATTGAAAAGATGTACTATAACTGTTCTTTAACGACATTTCCGAAGATATTAAATTGTACAAAAAATCAATTACATCCAGTTTTCAAAGGTAAATCAGCTGATCGAATTATAGAAGGTATGATGGCTTTAAAAAGAAGGGAAATTCCTGTATCACTTATCGTAGGAATATCGGGTGTACTAGGTTACGGTTTAGCGGAAAAACGTGTTAAAAATCTATTCGAAAACATCTCAACGCTTAAAAACGGAGACTATGAAAGCATTCCAAAGCTTTCTGATATCCTCAAGATTGAAGGATTTGCGGAAAAAACTGCTAGAAACGTAATTCAATATTTCCCTATGATGATTGTTTTTATCAAAGTATGCTTTATTTGTGGTTTACAATTAAAAAGAGATGTTGTAGAAGAGAAAATGAAGATTTGTCTTTCTGGTTTTCGAGATAAGGAATTAGATCTAAAATACGATGTTTTGCCGAATGTTACAAAAAATTGTCAATTATTGGTGTGTAAATCATTTGCCAAAGAGACTACAAAGATGATTACTGCTAAAAAATTCGGTATTGAGATGGTTTTATTATCCGAATTTAAGTGATTGAGTAACAGGTTTGAGTTAAAAGTCTGTGTTAAAAGCTTCTAAAGACTTATGAAACGTTGTCTAAAAATACAAAGCGAAATGGTGAAAGAAGAGAATGTATATTACCATATGTTAAACAAATACGTTGTTACATTCATGAATTCGAGCTCATTTGCATCAAATGAGCTCATTAGTGAATGGAAATCGAAATCCAATATTCGTAAACTGAAAAGTGTCATCAAGAAATCAAATAAACCTAGAAACCCTTTACGTCCCAAAAGTGAATATATTTTCTTTTGTGAAGAAATACGTCCTCTCATTCAAGAAGAGATGAAAGGACTTAATATTCATGATATCACATGTGAGCTGGGACGTAGATGGAGACAGTTTAAATCATCTCCTGAACCTGAGATGAAAATGAGGATTAGTAAACTAGCAGAAATTGATAAGACACGTTACCATACAGAGAAAGAAGCAATAAATAAAAATACTAAAAAGGCTAATAATCATCTTAGATCAAAGTATTTGTACTTTTGCAAAGAAGAACGTGAAAAGAATCCTAAAATTACACTTACACGTATTGCCGATCTATGGGCTGCAAATCAAAATGATGCTAAATTAGCTGATCGATACGAAGCTGCAAAAGCTAGTATTAAAATTTCTCAGAAAAAAGAAGTAACTGTTTTATAAATTCATTACATTACTGTAATGAATTTCTTCTATTAAATTTTTGTTTTTTTCCTAAGCTTAATTGTGGGCTTAATTATGTTACCTTCAGGCATTACTTCAGTATTGCCTACAGTATTGCCAATGTCCAAAACATTTGTATATATTATACCACCGCATTCTTTATATTTTTGTATGCGGCTTTTGAGATGTTTAACGAGTGGGTAGAATTTATCCTCAAAATCGATGATAATGGGTTCTGAATCTTGTCGTCTCATACATCGTCCTAGAAATTGTTCAAAATATTCTAGGACGTCAGCTGCTATACATAATCCATCAATAGGTGCATGATCGAATCCTACACCTATCTTTGGCGTTGTACCAATTAAAATTTTTGACGTTTTATCAAATCCTCTAGAATTTCCAACGATAGTTTCACTTACAACACCTGATTCTTTGAAAAGATTTTGTAATATTGTAGCATGCTCAATTCGTTTAACTAAAATAAGCCATGTTCTCTCTGGAAATTTTAAAACAGAATTTACAATAATATTATTACGTTTCAAATCTTGTGATTGAGATGTGAGAACAGTTGCCCAATCTAATTGACCATTACGCATCAATATTGATGGTGTAAAATCAGTTTTAACGCAATATACTGTATGTTTCCTATATAGCTTTTTACCTACTACATTGTTCCCAAAAAACCAGGAAATAGCAGGTTCGAATGGATCAGATTTTGGGCGGTATGGAGTAGCTGATAATCCTATAACATACGATGGTTGGAATTTAAAGAATGCTCTATGTAAGATTCTGGTAACTATTTTATGTAATTCATCAACTACGAGAAGCTTTATATGAAAAAAATTTATTGTAGACGGTTTCTTTAGTATGACCGGATTAACTAGATATATGTCAGCATTCGGATCAATAGGTTTATTAGACTTAATATTAAATACTTTTTTCTTTGGAGCATGCTCCATAATAGCTCTTTTCCACTGATCCATTATCAATGCTTGATTTATAAAAATTACGGTGGGAACATTGATATCGCATATCATTTTAATAGCAGTTATGGTTTTTCCAAAACCTGGTTCAGCGGAAATAATAATAGACCCAGTTTCTTCAATACTCTTAATTCCTACATTACGAACTGTACACTGTTGTGGTCTAAGAGTTCCTATGAAATGATCATCATCTGAAAACGTAATTGAAGGAGTAATAATATTAGAAACTGAACGTGCGAAATTGAAAGGAAGTAGAATGTATTTAACATCCGAATCTTTCACTATTTCATAAATCTCCACATCTTCTAGATCACATGTTAAATGCAACGTTTTTTCGATCAATTTTTTATGTTGATCAGAAATATCGCGAATACGTAGTTTAACAGACATTTTCTTACTTTATGTTCATATTAAGTTAAATTCAAAAAATCTAATAAAAAAGAGACTAATGAAATGAACGTATATCCATTCTTTATCGAATGTAGTAAATATTTCCAAAATGAACCTTACAAATGCAAATTTTTACAAAAACTTGCATTTGGTCACGGTATTCATATAATTAAAAGGAACGATAAAAATATTCTCGTCACGTCTAATGGTGAATTTATTATACCATTATTATATACAGATAAAGCACGTGACGAATTAACCAGTAAACTGTGGCAAGTTAATGCATTTACACGATTGGAGGATTCTATAAAGAATACACGACAGTCTTGGCAAACAACTAGAAAAAAAGATAAAATTTATCTTTTATACAAGTACGTTGCATCTCTAACAAACATAACAATGTATGAAAAAACAATGATTTGTAATCTTTTAGTCTTGGCACTGCTTTTGAAAATACTAAAATCTACTGATATTGATTTCAAGGATGGTGATATAATAGGAATAAAAAATGAGAATATACTTAAACGTGAAACATATACTCAAATGAATTTTGTATATGATTATTCAATCCCCTCCAGCACACGTACACATGATTTCAGTACAAATACAGCCGCAGATGATGATGAAGATGATTAGTTGCACGTGAAGATAATTTAATAGATGAATAACATATGCATTTCCTCATTACCCTCATCATGTCTTAATTTAAAATATCCATCGATATTACTATCGATTGCTCCATCGTATAACGTTATTCGATCTTTGTAAAATGGGTATATATTCTCAAAATCTGATCTAATTTCATCATCTTCATCAAAAATAACTAATTTTATCACATTATCAAATGATAAAATTCGTTTGACGGTTTCATAATTGAAACCGATTAATATAACTCGCTGTTTAGTTGAAGTTATCATTTTTTCTCAAAATATTATCTTTAATATGAACTATAAATTGAAATTTGTCTCCAAAAATATGGATCAATGTCAAATCATGTATTTATCACGTTTAGCTTCAGATGAAATTAATATGAGTTCTGAAGAATCACAAAATGAGTATGCTCTATTCTTGGAATCGTATGTAAATTCCCAAGAAACACTCGTAGAAGTGATTAAGAATCTCAAATGTAAGATGTCTGTTGATAATTTAGAAGATTTTTTTGAACCTCTATCAGATTATGTAAAGATGTATAAACCAAAACAGTCAACAATATTGAAAACATCTCATGTGTTTTGCGATGACTGTTGCGATTTATACATTCCGTCATTTTTATGTGTGTGGGTTCGTAATAATCCAGAACTATTTGATACTGAAATACATTTTTTCAATAGGTTATTTGAGTATTTCGATACTCAAATAAAACCGGATGTGACAACATATCCAGAAGATGATTTCTATTCTGGAGATGACACGCCTATTTCTGGTCAGTCTAATCGTGAAAAATTAAAAGTATTAGCTTCAGTTGTAAAACACCATGATTATATTATTAAATATCTGCTATCTTAAAGAAAAATGAGAATTGATTTTTTCAAATATGTATTTATAGGGATAAATTGATAGACAAAATGATGTCAATTACAGTAACCCCCGAGGTAACGCCTGCTACATTGTCAAAAAATGATGTCCAACAGCTCGTAAAGAAAAAGCCGGATGTTGATAAAGACAATCTAGAAATCGAGTTATATTGCTCAGATTATGGGAACAATAATTGTGTTCCTTATAGTACCAATGCAAAGAGCTATATTTTTGTAGGAGATAACCTGTTTCTTGAAGGATATCCCTACTCAACAGAGATTGCAATACCTGATTGTGAGCGTATCATAGAACCTGTGCTTTCAAAGTGTAGATTCTTTGAGGCTCATGAAGGTACTTTGATCAGAGTATTTAACGTAAAAGATAAATGGTACACGTCTACTAATCGACGTTTGGATGCTTTTAACAGCAAATGGGCTGCCAAGACAACAACGTTTGGTTTACATTTTGCTGCTGCAGTTCAAGAATGCATCAGATCTGTGGATGATGATGATATTTTTGAAGGAGAAGAGATTTCAATTGAAGAGAAGAAAAAATGTTCTAGGGATTATCTGAACAAAATTTATGAAGAAAATTTAGATAAGACTAAAAAGTACATGTTTCTTCTTGAGCCGTGTGATGAAGAACGTATCGTCTGTTGTACAAAATCTCCTAATTTCTTTAACATTGGGGTATTTGACAAGGATAACAATCTCTCTTTGAATGAAGAAGTAAAACTGGATAAATTCATTGTTCCCATTCCAAAAGAATATGTGTTCAATAACATGAAAGATCTGGTTGACACATTGGAAGATGTTAACATTGATGAAATTCAGGGTTTCATCGTTATTCAAAGCGAAGCTGGTAAAGATGATAAACATTTCAAAATTCTCAATAGTAGATATAAATATCTCTTCAATCTGAGAGGTAACACACCAAGCATTCGATTCAGATTTATTGAGCTTGCAAACAATCCAAAAACTGCTGGAACAAAAATGATTGATGATTTTTGTGAATTGTACTCTTTTGATCCAACCAATCTAAAAAATTATATTTGGGAGAGGGTTGTTGAAGATCTATTTCAAAAGTATCAAAACAGATACGTCAAAAAGATTCCTGATTTTACAACAACGAAACAAGATAAAATGCTTAATACAATTCATTCACATTATCTCAGATTTAAATCTATCGGTTCTCGTACAGATAGAACTACAATCATGAACATTCTTTCAATTCAAAAACCATCTGATTTAAATCAGCTGATTGGAGAGTATGAGAAAAAGGACAAAGATATGAAGAATGCTCTTGTAGAAAAAGTGTGAATGACAGTTGTTTTAATGTTGTAAATAATGTAAATAGAGAAGTGAAACGATGGCTGGATGTCACAATTCTTAGCGATGTTTGGGGCTAGGAATACCTTTGAGAGCAATCTCTAAAGGTCTCTTATAGTGGGGGCATTTGTATGTTGTAAATAATGTAAATAAAGAAGTGAAACGATGGTTGGATGTCACAATTTCTAGCGATGTTTGGGGCTAGGAATACCTTTGAGAGCAATCTCAAAAGGTCTCTTATAGTGGGGGCATCCATTTTCTATACTGAAAAGTATAGAAAGCTATGATAAACAGAATGTGTTATGAGGATGATATTTGTATTTAACAGAAATTTAACAGAATGTGTTATGAGGATGATATTTGTATTTAACAGAAATTTAACAGAATGTGTTATATAATTATTAGTTTTTATACTTCGAAGTATAAAAAATTAAAATGTGTAAAAACTGGTGTAATAAAAATGAGTAGAGTGTGCGATGAATTTCATAAAAATCCAAATATTAATCCGCGAACTCAACGTATCATATCTCCTAAAGGGCAAGTATATAAAAATCTTTTAAGAGAATGTTTTACCCCCAAACGTTTAAAATCGGTAGAAACAGTGATTTTGAATGACGAAAATAAAAATGAATTACTTGTATTGTTCTTTTCCGATAAAAGTTATCTTAGTAACTTATATCCATGTATGTTTACTATTAATGGAATAACCTTCACATCAACGAAACAATATTTTCATTACATGAAAGCTTTCATGTTCAATGATCGTCAAGCAATGAATGATATCTTGTGCACACAAGATCCGCTAAAACAAAAAAGAATTGGTCGCGGCATCAAAAATTTTGACGAGATTAAATGGTTATCATTCGCATATGATGTTTTGAAAAGAGGACATCTCGCTAAATTCATGGACAATAAAGAACTGAAAAGGAAATTGCTATCAATTCCGAATGCAAGATTTGTAGATGCCAGTACCGATGATAGAATATGGGGTATTGGTTTAAATGCGGATCATCCAGATGTCTCTAAACCATCCAAATGGCCTGGTAACAATTTAATGGGAAATGTAATAACTGAGGTTCGTGATATCATAAAAGAATTATCAATCCAGGAATCACTATTACCATCACCCCGACAATCACGATTACCATCACGATCACCCCGACGATTACCATCACCCCGACGTTCACCCCGACAATCACGCTTACCATCAGCAATATGTGATGAATTTCTTAGAAATCCAAATATTAATCCACTGACCAATCGAAGAATATCTCCTCAAGGGAGAATATATAAAATTCTTGTAGGAAAATGTTCGTCGAAAATAAGAAAATCGCCGAAAATAAGAAAACAATCACCCCACCCTGATTGGCGTTGTAAAATATGCGCGAACACCCCCTCTAAACCATCATCAATGAGAGTAATGAAACCATCAAATAATGTAAGAAGATCCCCTAATCTATCACCGATGCCCCAACGTTTAAGATACAAAAAATCGGAAGAAACACCCTCTGAAGACCCAGAGGGATGTTGTCTTTCATAGGGGCATCCATTTTCTATACTTTTCAGTATAGAAAGCCATAATAAACAGAATGTGTTGTGACGGATGTTATGACGGATGTTATGACGGATGATATTTGTATTTAACAGAAATTTAACAGAATGTGTTGTGACGGATGTTATGACGGATGATATTTGTATTTAACAGAAATTTAACAGAATGTGTTGTGACGGATGTTATGACGGATGATATTTGTATTTAACAGAAATTTAACAGAATGTGTTATACTTTTATTAGTTTTTATACTTCGAAGTATAAAAAATTGTAAAAACTGGTGTAATAAAAATGAGTAGAATGTGTGATAAAAAATCAGAAAGAGTGATTTGGAATGACGAAAATAAAGATGAATTACTTGTATTGTTCTTTTCCAGAAAAAGTTGTTTTAGTAATTTCTATTTATGTAAGTTTGTTATTCAAGGAGTAACCTTCACATCAACGGAACAATATTTTCATTACATGAAAGCATTCATATTCAAAAATTTTCAAGCAATGCATGATATCTTGAACACACAAGATCCTCTAAAACAGAAACAAATTGGTCGCCGCGTCAAAAATTTTGACGAGTTTACGTGGTTATCATACTCATTTGATGTTATGCAAATGGGACTGCTAGCTAAATTCGCTCAAAATGAAGACCTGAAACAGAAATTGCTATCATTTCCGAATGCAAGATTTGCAGAAGCCAGTCCTTATGATCTAGTATGGGGTATTGGTTTAGCTGCGGATCATCCAGATGCCTCTAAACCATCCAAATGGCCTGGTAACAATTTAATGGGAAAAGCTTTAACTGAGGTTCGTGATATTATAAAAGAAACAATATCACTATTCCATTCAAATAGAACACTCCGACAATCACCCCGAAAATCACGATTAACATCACCCCGACAATCACGTTCATCATCACCCCGACAATCACGTTCATCATCACCCCGACAATCACTATTCCATTCATGTCGTTCATCATTACCCCGACAATCACGATTACCATCAGCAATATGTGATGAATTTCTTAAAAATCCAAAAATTAATCCACTGACCAATCGAAGAATATCTCCTAAAGGTTTAGTATATAAAAATCTTGTGAGACAATGTCGTTCATCATCACCTCAACAATCTCGTTCACCATCACGATTACCATCACCCCGGCAATCACGATTACCATCACCAATATGTGATAAATTTATTAAAAATCCTAATATTAATCCACGAACCAATCGAAGAATATCTCCTCAAGGTTTAGTATATAAAAATCTTGTAATTGAATGTCGTAAATCCAAACGTGATATATTTTCAAATAATGTAAGAAGATCCCCATCACGTTCATCATCATATCGACGATCACTATCAACAATATGTGATAAATTTATTAGAAATCCTAATATTAATCCACGAACCAATCGTAGAATATCTCCTCAAGGTTTAGTATATAAAAAACTTCTAAGTGAATGTCGTAAATCCAAACGTGATACACTACCACCGATAAGAGTAATGAAACCATCAAATAATGTAAGAAGATCCCCTAATCCATCACTTATACCCCAACGTAATATATTTAAAAAATATGAAAAAACACCCTCTGAAAAATCAGTGGATCTTCTAAGAGTTATGATATTCGAAGTAAATGGTGATATAACAGAAATTAAATGTGACTATGTGTGTCAACAAACAAACTGTGTAGGAACATATCCAGGGGGATTGGCCAAAACTATCGCCGAAAAATTAGGTGTAAATCCATATAAGTTGCGTACTCCATCTCCGGGGCGCAGAAATTTTGCGATAACGGCAGATCACAATAGGATGGGAGATGTGACAATTACTCAATCTCCAGTGAAAGACGTAAAAGTAGTATGTATGTTTGCACAATATTATCCAGGTAAAATAAATCCCCAAATAGAAAGTATGGCAGAAAGAGAAGAAGCCTTTGAAGTATGTTTACGAAAAATGGATAGAGAAATACCTAGAAATGCAATGGTTGCATTTCCTAAATATATTGGTTGTGGTATAGCTGGAGGCATATGGGAAAATTATCTACGTAAGATTCATAAATTTTCAATAAATAGAAATGTATACATTGTTAACATAGAAGGTCAATTTCCTTCCAATAGTTTATATAGTTAGATCTAAAGGAAAATTGAAATTATTTTTTACAAAATAATGGAACTAAAGTATGTAACACGCATATGACAATCATGAATTCTCTTAGTATGAAAAACGAAGACGGTTTTAACCAACTGATGGATGAAATAATACAACTGATTGCTCTTCTTACGAAGAGAATGAAGAAAGCGGATAGTGATCGTAAAAATATATTACGACAGCAAATAATTGAATTGATCAAAAGCTACAAGGAACTAAATAAAGATCGTAATTCTGAATCTACTCTTCATGAAGAATCTGATGCAGAATCTGAAGAAGAATCTGATGAATCTGAAGAAGAATCTGAAGAAGAATCTGAAGAAGAAACTGTACCTGATTTAACTTCAAGAGCATATTGTGCTGATGATGAAGATTCTGATGATCCTGGGAAAGATTTTTCTATGTCAGAATCTGAAGCTGATGCGGATGATGAAGAATCTGAAGATGAGGAAGCTTCATATGTGATGGTCGATATGGTTGAACAAGAAACATTCTTTTCTTACAAATATGTCTCATTTCTGATTGGAACATGGTTCATTAGTATCTTGTTGTTTTGTTAGATTGATGGTTGGATGTTGTAAATAATTTTGTAAATAATGTTGTAAATAATGCTGTACATAATGTAAATAAAGAAGTGAAACGATGGCTGGATGTCACAATTCCTAGCGATGTTTGGGGCTAGGAATATCTTTGAGAGCAATCTCAATAGGTCTCTTATAGTGGGGGCATCCATTTTCTATACTGAAAAGTATAGAAAAATTAAATACGTTCATACAACCATTTATAAAAATTCATTTTAGCTTTCAATAATTTAATAGTTGGTGCATCACCATCATATTTTGTCACATACTCAATCTCAGAAAATGAAGGATTATCATCAGTGCATCTAGTTTTGAAACATATTGAGCATGATTGTTCATCTAAAACATTGTTTCCTTCTTTTAAGATTGCTTGTTCTTTGCGACCTCCTTTTTTTACACGATATCTATGTGTACATGGTTTATGGATTGCAAATATATCACCAATCCGAAAACGTTTATGTAATTCACGCTCATGATATTCTAACTCAGATTGGCTATATATTCTAGACATTGTAAACATGGTTGGTAATTTTATTTGTGTAAGATAATTACTCAAAAAAGCTAGAGAACTAACAATGAACTAGGTGATGGTACATCGCAAAGATTAGGTGAATATGAAAAATGTACTGGTTTACCATAATATCCAGTACCACATTCTTTAGTAGTGACACCTGCACATTTGGCCTGCAGTTCCGGATTTGAGGTATACATGTATGGTCCTTCTGCGCATCTACTGGATAAGTATGGGGACGCTAAAAGGTGATTTCCTCCGAGCTGTGCATAATTTCTTCCGAGCTGTGCATATGAGAAATTATTATCATATTTTTCTTTTAAAGACATGTATGATATTACAATAATCAATATAATGATAAAAAGTACGAAGATTTGATTATCCATTTTTATTTACTAAGATTTTTGCTTGGAAAATTGAATAATTTTTACTCCAAATGATAGATTAAATAAAGATGGATATTATTAATTGCATTCTCTGTCCTATTCCTGATGATAATACAATTATCAAGAAATTGAAAGTGTTTGGTATATTCACTCCAGATGACGAAAAAACAATGTATAAAGGAAATGAGTATTATATTATTAAGAAAAGCCCTCTTTGGGAGATATCAATGCTCTCTAACGAATCTTCAGAAATAAAGGAACATCTTAAAAAACAGTACTTAAAAATATGTAGTTTTGCTTATTTGTTCAAGATCGGAAAGGCTTGTATTAAAGATAAATATAATAGACTTATTCCAATCGATTTAAAATATAAAAATCAACACTCGATTCTTCAAAATAACGGTCAATATTCAGAATATTTTTTAGAAAAGATTGTAACTGAAATATATTCAAGCCTTGACCTTCTTGAAACACATGAGCATATTACACGTGACGAAAAATGGGCAATTATTCATAATTTTCAAGAAAGGCTCGATTTTGACGACTTAGTGCTTGATGAAAAAGTAGGAATATGTTGCTGGTGTAAAAATAAATGTAACCCAAAATCTCAAACATGTAGAAAATGTCCTCGTGATTGGGCTGCTGCAGGATACCCTGATCATTTTGGTGAGCAATTTATAGCATTTGATGATGATGAGGAATTGGATGCATTGGCAAGCGATATGAGCGATGCATCATTAGAAGATGATATGCCTTCACTTAAAATATATATTTATAACGGTGAAGAAACATGTTTATTGAGAGACGTAATAAAAATATTCAAAAGTCAGTTTAAGGGTTGTTCCTCAATCAAATCTGCTATAGTAAATAAGCAAATTAATCCCGTTTATCATGTTTCACTTAGTAATGATCAATGGGTTAGTAGCATCCCAGATGATAAAACTGAAGTTTTAGTTCTTACTAGTTGGATTCGAGCAAACATCATTGGTTTTTTCCAATAATTTTTTATTAAATTACATATCCCTACGGGGATATGTAATTGTTGAAAAACAGAATTAAACGGAAAGATTTAAACAACCATGAACAACTCTATTTGGGCGTATTTAGAAGTGCAAAACACACTTGAAGATATTTATGTGGATGATGAACCACCAACGTCGTTTAAAAAATTCTTGAGGAAATCAAGTGTATTTACGCCTAAATGTCAGTTTATTGTATTGGGAAAAGTAACTGACTATAGAGAAAATCATATTGAATTGAAACCTTTCCGTAATGGATACCTTTGCTTTTACTCACTTAATTTTCCGTTTGAAGCAAAAAATATTGAAGTACTTGTTGGTTTACAACAATTATTCCAATTACCTTTGAATAAAAGGTTTTTACCTCTAATAGCCAAATATCCCGGAAGTAAAAAGGATGCATACGAAGACATGTTTAAATACTTTAATCAATACATTAAAGTAAATATCAAAGGTATCGAATTCGTTATTTTGAAAAAATATGAGTTTGATTACGCACGACAGTTCTTCCGAAAATTAAATCTGAATTGGATTATACATGTATATCAAGAATGGGATAAAATTATGCAAACATCTATTTAATTAAATCTATTACCATATGGTAATAGATTTATGTACATTATTGTATACTTTTATTGTACACTTTTATTGTACACTTTTATTGTACAATATTATTATGACGATTAAAGCGGTTAATGTAAGTAACGCAATCATAAATGTTTTTGACCGTGGTTTAAAAAGATCTGCTAACTTTCCAGGGTTTGCAGGGTTTCCAGGGTCAAGTGAGCCTGAATCGGTTACTTCAATATCCAAAATATTACTTCTATTTATCTCACGCACTTTCTCAGGACCTGATTTATAGTAAATATCATCTTGTTGTTTTTTGATATTTGTAAGATATTTCTGAGATATTTGTTTCAGATTCACAGTTTCTGGACGTTTAGTTGCTCTAATAAGAATCATTGAACCAACTGGACCTCCTAATCTAGTCATCACCTGCTTGTCAAATTGTGAAACCTTATTGAAAGGATACATTGCAATCTTAAAATATCCTCCTTCATTACCCCACTTTTCTCCCCATGAATTACGGCAATGCCAATATGGTACATCTCCTACTAAATTATTGTCATATTCTATATTTTCAGCTACTCCCCAACCTACTATACTAACAGCATGTAAACCAGCTGTTTCTCTAGTCATTTGATCATCAAATCTCAGTTTCCCACCATTATAATTATTATAGTCTCCTCTATCAAAATATACACCTTTATTCAAAGCAGGATTAGTGAAATTGCCAGTAAAAAAGTTATTTAAAACAACGTAACCTCCAATTACCGGACCGAAATCTAAAATATGGGTTCTGACGGTATTTCTGAAGATAGAAATAGGTGCTGTATCATTAATGTAAAATACATCACTGTTTGGATCTAAAGTGTATAAATATTTCTTTTCTCCACTGTAGTAACAACCACATGGTTTTGGAATATTATCGTTTAATTTTGATGCTAACGTGCTTGCATCAAAATGACGAGCGGATGAAACACTTTTGCATGTTTTATCATCTCCAGAACACCAAGAATAATCAATACATGAAGTGTCTGCAACGCCTTGTTTTTCCAAAAGTGGTGCTATAGCAGCGGGATTTCCTCCAGAACACATATTATGTTCTTTTCCAACTGGTATACATGACATGAGGTATGTTGCGCTGATATTCGGAGACCAGCCTACAGCCCCGGAAACAACAAAACAGTCACTCATAGTATCCGCAAAGGAAACGGCCCAACAAGAACCACATGCATGTTGCGTGCTCACTTTATGGATTAAACTTTTTTTTACTAAATCTAACGGAGTATCAGATGATGTTGGTACAGCCCACGAGAAATTTGTAAATAGTTTTTCATGTATATGTAATTCTGATGGATGTAATTTACCTGCATGCTCATGTTCACGAGGATTATAATCGAATCTGTTTAATGGTCTTGGAACACGTATATTTGTGTGGAGCGGTAATACTCTTGAAAAACTTATATCTGTATTGAGCGGAGGTATAATTAATATATCATTTTGATCTTCACTTAATTTCACATTCGGATGTGAGATTGAATATCCTTCATGTTCATGCTCAGCAGGAGCATGAAGGGGTAAAAAATCACTAAAACGTATATCTGTATTCAAAGGAGGTATAATAATATCCTCAGAAAATTTTTCAATATTTGGATTAAATAATGATTTTTCTTGAATTAAAATTGGTGCCTGATTCTGTAGATACTCTGACAAATTGTCTTCGAAATTCTGTTCGAAATTCTCTTTAATTACTAGAGGTTTTCGGGAACTAAGATAATCTTCCATGTTTTTTATTACAATAAAAAGATTTGATTATTGTAATGCTAGTGTAATGCTATTTATACTTACTTAAATATGCCGTTACGTATATAAAACCTAAATGGAAGTTATTAAACGTAATGGCTCAAAAGAGTATATAAAGCTTGATAAAATAACACATAGAATTAGTTCCCTGTGTATGAGAAAACCTGAATTGAATCATTTAGTAGATCCAGTTAAAGTAGCTATTAAAGTGGTTGAAGGTCTCTATGATGGTGTCACAACAGTTGAATTAGATATACTTGCTTCTGAAACAGCAGCTATGATGACAACGATTCATACAGATTACGCATGGTTAGCTTCAAGGATTGCTATATCTAATTTACATAAAGAATCCAGCAGTGATTTTTCAAAAACAGTAGATTTATTATACATGTTTATTAATCCAAAAACACAAAAACATGCACCACTTGTAAGTAAAGAACTATATGAGATAGTTTCTGAAAATAAATTACTCATTAATTCATGGATTGATTATGAAAAAGATTATTCGTATGATTATTTTGGTTTTAAAACCCTTGAAAAATCATACTTACTTAAAATAAATGAATGTGTCGTTGAAAGGCCTCAACATATGATCATGAGGGTTTCTCTAGGTATTCATGGGACTGATCTAAAATCCGTTAAGAAGACGTATGAACTTATGAGTGAAAAATATTTCACTCATGCTACTCCAACCCTTTACAATTCAGGAACTATGCTTCCCCAAATGTCATCGTGTTTTCTTTTAGATATAGATGATGACAGTATAACAGGTATTTTCAAAACATTGACAGATTGTGCTATAATATCTAGGTACTCAGGAGGCATTGGTGTTTCTATTCATAAAATTAGAGCTAATGGTTCTTACATTGCTGGTTCGAATGGTATCTCAAATGGAATTACACCTATGTTACGTGTTTACAATAATGTGGCTAGATATGTTGATCAGGCAGGTCGTCGTAAAGGATCGTTTGCGATTTACGTAGAACCTTGGCATGCAGATATATATCAGTTTTTAGATATGAAAAAGAATTCTGGTTCTGAAGAACATCGTGCAAGAGATTTATTTTATGCTCTGTGGATTCCTGATCTTTTCATGAAACGTGTAAAAGAGAATGGTTCGTGGTCTTTGATGTGTCCAAACGAGTGTAAAGGTTTATATGAGGTGTATGATAAGGAATTTGAAGATTTATATACCCACTATGAAGAAAACGCTAAATATATTAAGACTGTAAAAGCCCAAGATTTATGGTTAAAAATTATTCACTCTCAGATTGAAACAGGTACTCCATACATGCTCTACAAAGATGCGTGTAATATAAAAAATAATCAACGGAATTTGGGTATCATTAAGTCCTCAAATTTGTGTGCTGAAATATGTGAATACACTGATAAAAATGAGATTGCAGTTTGTAATTTAGCTTCAATATGTCTTCCTAAATTTGTTGAGAAAGACAATTTTAATCATGACATGTTATTTAAGATTGCAAAGCATATCGTATATAATTTGAACAATGTTATAGATAGGAATTTCTATCCATTACCCGAGACGAGATTGTCTAATATGCGTCACCGACCGATAGGGTTAGGTATACAAGGATTAGCTGATGTGTTTGCTTTATTACGATTACCGTTCACATGTGAAAAAGCAAAGATTTTAAACAGGGAGATTTCAGAAACTATGTATTTTGCCGCTTTAACAGCATCTCATGAATTAGCTATCAAAGATGGTCCATATGAAACATTTAAAGGTTCTCCTTTGAGTGAAGGATTGTTTCAATTCGATCTTTGGAAGGGTGAAACTAAATTTAGTGGTAGATGGGATTGGGATAAATTACGACAAGATATTATAAAAGATGGTGTTCGCAATTCTCTTGTTATCGCATTAATGCCAACTGCATCAACAGCTCAAATAATGGGTAACAATGACGCTTTTGAACCGTTCACATCTAATCTATACACACGTAGAGTGTTATCTGGGGAATTTATAGTAATTAATAAACATCTGGTCAATGATTTAACCAGATTAGGTTTTTGGAATTCAGATATGAAAGACCAATTAATTCGTGATAATGGATCAGTTTGCAATCTTCAAATACCTAAAGAATTGAAAGATATTTATAAAACTGTATGGGAAATATCTATGAAAGATATTATAGATATGGCTGCTGATAGAGGTCGTTTTGTTGACCAATCACAGTCAATGAATCTATTTCAAGAATCACCTCAGACGAATACGATATCAAAAATACACATGTATGCTTGGAACGCGGGATTAAAAACAGGAATGTATTATTTGAGGACAAAAAGTGCGGTCAATGCAGTAAAAGTTACTATTGATCCGGATAATGTAAAGAAATGCGACGATGAGTGCTTAACATGTAGTGCTTAACATGTAGTTCTAAAAATAAATTCATTACAGTAATGTAATGAATTTCTTCTATAATATTAATTAGTAAATGAAATAATTTACTCAAAACATTCTTGAGTGTATCTTCTAAATTCTTCTAGTTGTGAAGGTGTTAAATTATCGATTAGTGATTGTTCACCTTCTTCTTTAGAGCTGGAATTTGTATTAAGCATATATAAAAAATCGCTAGGAAATGATATTTTTGATTTGAAATAGAAATAAACAATACCGGTATTTTCTATTTTCGAACGACATATATCTGAATATTCTTTGTTACTGGGAAGATTAATCGGTGTTTCATTTTTATTATAATATTCATGTAATACTTTCTCCCAATTCATACATAAATTGTATGGAACACAGTTAAAAGATATATCTTCACGTGAATGCTCATCTGTTTCTTCTTCATAATGATCATTAAACCATTTCAATCGCCAATTATATAATTTAATAGCTAAATATTCGTCAAAAACATCCTTGATATCATCAATATTATCTAATAACTGATCAGCGTAATCACGAAATTCTCCCATATATATAATTTCTGAATTCAATACGTTTTGCATTTTATTTTCATTTATCATTTACTTTTTTTAGGAAAATTCAAGTTTTAGAGCGATAAGAATATTTTTATAAGTATCTGATCTAAAGGATGGCTAAGTGTGAGTAAAACATGCCAAAGCCGAAATCTCCCGTAAGACCGAGTAAAACAACAAAACAGATTAAATCTGTAATGCCACCAGCGGTGCATGATTCGTATGACGAATCTTATCATGAGAATGATACCAATACCGAGAACCGCATCGAGAACCGCATCGAGAAACGCACAGAGACACATGCTGAGACACATACTGAGAAAACTAAAGAGAAAGTTTATCCACCACTTATTCGTGAGCTATTAAATATTTGTGTTGGTGAAGCAAATGATGTAAAAATTGCATTAAAACATCGCAATCGTCAAAAGTATAAAAATATTTTTGAAAGCTACAAAGATAATCTCTCAGATCGTGATATTTCAATCATCAAAGGAGCTCTATATTATTTGTACGATTTTAGTCGTGTAGTTTCCATTGATAAAGAAAATACTCTTTGGATGATTGGTATTTTCGAGATTCCTACTAGTCAAATTGTATCCTATACTAGTAAAGAGATTCTGAAAAGTATCGCAAAAGATCATGGTCTGTCTTATTCAACCAAGAAAGCTTCAGACCTAGTAGATAGTATTCGTAATGTTATTGATCCAAGCTGTTAATATTCTATAACTATAAGGTTATAGAATGCTTTTAGAATGCTTTTAGAATATTCGTAGAATTCTACGCGTATTTATTATTGACCATATGCTTCCTCATATAACTTACAGACCCGTCTCTCACCCATATTTCCGGGAATACCTAGCGAATATTCGGGAATGTTAGTAGATATTTTTTGAGGTACTATGGTCGATTCAGGTCGTGATGTATTTATACTTATAAATTGTTTCATCTTTTCAAGATTATTTCTAGGATTTTCCTCATCTTGGAAAAACTGATTAAGAACACGTCCATTTACAAATAAAAGTAATAATGGTACATATGTAATGGGTGAATTGGATCGAAGAGCCATGTTTCTCAATTGCCAATCATTTTGAGAAACATCCATGTATGAAAAATTAACCCCTCTTATTAATTTTGACAAGCGTTCAAAAGCAGGTTTAACATCGATACAAAATGCGCAATCATTAGTGAAAAAGAATACAAACGAGTAACCTTGATCATTTAGTTTAATTAGTTCACGATTATGGATCGTAAAATCATTTGGTGTCAGAAACATTTTATAAACATGATAATATCTTTATGTTAATTTGCCAATTGTAATATAACTAAAATTATTACAAAAATTAACGTCTTCGTAAATATAAGAATTGTTTCAGATTCTGAAACAACAGACCCTAATAATTTATCTATTACTGGTAAACTAAGAACAATAAAAACTATTGCAGGTATAATGAGTTTTTTATAATCTACTGTTTTAACAACCTCTATACCTTGACCAAATATATCCCTCATTACGTTTACGTCAATATCTGAAGGAATTTCTTGTGATTGAGGTAAGTTTTTAATTTCGTCAGCCATTTTCTTGAAACAATGATAATATTAGGTCTTTTTTTTATGTTCATGTGTTGTATCAGATATATATGATTCACGATCTTTTGCCATTTGCTGAGCAAGTGTCGTAACATTTAATGAAGGTTTAGGTTTTTCAGTGTCTATTACATTGTCTCTTACATTGTCTCTTACATTATCTTTCACATTGTCTCTCACATTGTCTCTTCCATCTGTAATATTTGTTCTTCTAACAGATTGTGATTCCTCTTTTGATGTTTCAGTAGAATTCAGTACATTCATTATTTGGTCTATCCACATGTAAATATATTCTCGTTCAAATTTTTGTTTTGGTGTATTTCCATAATACTCGACCAAAAGGGTTGGAACATATTCAATCCCATTTTGTTGAATAATACTTTTGAAAGAATCGTTATCAATACACAATAAGGTCATACCAGTAACCTTTGGAAAATCTAGAGGTAATTCATTGATATAATTAAGCAATGAGCTTGATGCAGGTGAATGATTAGAGTATAAAAGAACACAGTATTTTCTGTCCATTTTTATATTCATTTATTTTGGCTTTAACCTATCTCTGAATAAATATGATTTACAATTACATCTATCCACTTCCAAATAATAGCTTTATTTTTGGATGTACATGATTCCCATAATAAATCTATGTCCCCTTCTAATACTGTTCCTTTCATGAATCTATGATCATGACATTTTATTATTTCTCTCACATAATCGTTTGATAGATGATCAAATACAATCGCATACAAATCATCTTCATCCAACATATTCTTTATTTTGTGATGATAGTAAATGAGACGTTTGTAAACAATTTTGTTTTTGTCTTCAAACAATTCCATTAATTCATCCAAAAATTCAAGTAGCTTTGTTTTGAAAATGTACATTTTCAAAACAGTGTACTGTTTATAACTTACTGTTTTTTCACAAGTTACAACATATATGGTAGAATAATATGTTGTTGATCTATTCTATAATTAAATTTCCTTCCATACATATTCTGGATATGCCTGAGCGATGTTGTAATGAAAATAAATAAATTCTCTAACATTTGAGTATTAGCTTCTTTAAAAAGTACAATGTAATAAAGACAATCTAAACATATCATGAGGAATATTTTAATCTCATTATTCCTTCGAATAGTAATGATATGTTCATTAAATCGTTTCTTCCATTGTTTAAATTTTAACATTTTTGTGAGATAGCGTACTCTGAATTGTTGTCTAATAAAATCATCACGTTCCTGAATTCCAATTATTACTTCAACAGATCGAAGTAATATTCCTTGAACATATTTTAAATATAGGCCTTTATTTACTGTAAGCGACGATTCAGAAAATGTCTCTAATTTAATACCATCAAGATTAGTTTGACATTTGATTAAAAAATGTCCTTCACATGGATTATCCAATGGGTTTCTATCTTCTATATTTTGTGATCGTTTCCATTCATAGAAATGAGGATTATGTAAAACATCTCCCTTTGGGACGATCTTACGAGTAGCCCAAGAAAACGTTGTTTTACATTTTACACAAAACATTTGATCACATCCTCCTGTTTCTTTTTCAATTAAGGTAAAGCATTTCGGACAAGCAGTGCAGTTAGTATATATGTATTTATAAGTTTCTAGTACTTCTTGGTTACATTTATGATTAATAGTTTTCTCATTAATGCATTCACTGCATATTAATATCATACATTCTTCGCATTTAAATTCTTGTATAGGAATATTACATCTAGGACAATCGTGATTAATATGCCGATATTTCTTTCTTTTATATCCCATATTCTCTAATATAAAAGATATTTGATCCTCTGTCATACCATCTTTACGCATCCATTGAGTCATAATATCCATTTCCATTATCTGTTGTTCTTCATGCATCATATTCATTGTGGCTTTCAGAAGTGATAATTCATTTTTAAATAAATAACTCAATTCTTTCGATGCAATAAGTTTGTATTTAGCAGTTGATAAACAGCATCTCATATCTGTGATTAAAATTGATTCTTCACAAAACATACATCTTATGTTTTCTATGTTTTCTAACATATATTTAAAGACACATCTAATACATGCACTATTAGCACATTTAAAACAGGAATATTTCCGTCTCAGTTTAGAGGTATATTTATAACAACATATTTGACAGTCCATTTTTGTTAGAATTATATACTATAACATAATTACGTCAATTCCTACCCCAAATCAAAAATCCTACAAGAATGCCAAGAAGTAAATATATTATTAGCATAATCCATTCTTGTAACATGTTTTTATAAATGACTACATTTTTTTAATACATTAACTGAAAGAACATAATGGTATATCATCGTCATCGGATTCTTCAATATGTTTCGGAGAAAAACAACATGTTATAGATTGTTTGTATTTTTTTTCTTCTTAAAAATAACGGAATGCTTTGGGCGTGATGATTGTTTAGGATAAATATCAGTATTTGAATAGCTTGCAGAAACCAGGAATTTAGTAAATTTCTTAAGAGCTGAAACTAATTCTTCTACTGAATATTCTGTCCTACTTGCAGCCCATAATGCAATTCTCTGTTTTTGGGCAGGAGAAAGAATATTAATAAATTTCATTACATCATTCTTCACTACAGTTTTCCAAATGTATTTTAATTGTTCTTGTTCTACGTCATCAAATATTCCGAACTGGGATTCATCGAATCCCCCGAGAATGTCAATAATGACTTTATTCATCAATATCATAATATCGTCCATCTTTTTCCTTCGATAAGATATTTTTTACAGTTATATTCAAAAGATGAATAAAATAACTTGTAAAAACAGTAGTAATAACACTAGTGAATGTATTAACACATTTAATAATCTTGAATATTTTGATACAGATTTCGAGAGAGTACCAAATTCGGGTAATAAAATATTATACACTAGTACAGATCCTCGACTAGTAAGCTCTGCTCATAATGGTCAGCGGATATTATTAGATAGTATCCCTCTTAACGGAAAGGTACAGGTTTGGGAAACTGATAAAATTAAAAGCTATGATTCAGTTTATAATTCGTACAAAGATATAAAAGGAGGTTCAAATACATACTATTATGACAAGTATTTAGCTGTTCCTTTTATACCTCAATTATTCAGTGAACGTAGCATTCAAAAACATGATTACATAGATCCAATGGACTCATTTAAACCTCATTATACTTATTGTACAACAACTGATGGAAAGCATAGTCTCACTTGGCTAAGAGACAGTACGTTTCATAGAGAAGATCTTATGAGTAAACAGATTTGGAACAGAAATCAAACAAATTATGAGGTAAACTATCTTCAAAAGTAGAAACATATAAAATATCACTTATACAAAATGGAAGTACGTGAAAATTTTTGTGGTATATGTATGGCTGTTCCTATCGCATTGGCAGGTGCTGGAGTAGCAGGTCTTACATCAAAAGCTGAATATCATAAAAGAAAAAAAATAATGATAATTACTGGATTGGTTATCCTATTTATTTGTTTGTTTATTTGGTGGTATTATAGAGACTGTGAATCATGTAAAGTTTAATCTCATAACAAATATGTTATGAGATTGTATAGTTGTAACATAGTTTTAAGATTGTTTTTAGTTCTCAAATGTAATTTCTTGTACTTCGCCATTTGCAACAAGTAATTCGAAATCTGAACCCAATGTTCTTTGAGCAAATATTTTAAATCCAGCTACTTGAAACGGATCAGCTCCACCAGGGAATACACGTGTTGGTATGACAAGAGTATTTAGAGCGGTTAAATTGGTGAATACAACTCCTTGAGGTTTAGAGAACTCCACTGTTGTAATTTCTGCATTTGTATCTCCTCTTCGAAGAGAAAAGGTTACTGTAGAATTTTCATTGTTTATAAAACGACCAGTAATTCGAAGAGTGATCAAAATCGGATAATATGTATTAGTTAATTCAGAAGCCTTATATGTTCCAGAAACATTATCATAAGTAACTAATGAATTAACATTGGTAGATGGCAAACTGCCAAATATACGCGTAAGATCCACTGGGTTTGACCTAATAACTGTAAGTTGTGGTAAAACTCCTCTATTTCTCCAAAAGAAACTAACATTGGCGCCTGGAAGACCGGTAGGACCGATAGGTCCTTCAGGTCCAATAGGTCCTTCAGGTCCATCAGGTCCAGTAAGTCCGGTTAAACCTCTTGGACCAGTTGGACCGGTTGAGCCAGTTGCGCCAGTTTGACCAGGAGGTCCCGAAGGTCCGGTAGGTCCTTGAGGACCTTCGGGACCTTCTGGTCCCATAGCTCCTATTGGACCTATGGGACCTGTAAGACCAGTGAGACCTCTGGGTCCCATAGGTCCCATAGGTCCATCATCTCCAGGAGCTCCATCAGCTCCTGGTAGTCCAGCGGCTCCATCAGCTCCTGGTAGTCCAGGAGCTCCATCAGCACCGGGAGCTCCTGGTTCTCCATCAGCTCCTGGTAGTCCATCAACTCCAGGAGGTCCAGGAGGTCCAGGAGGTCCAGGAGGTCCATCAGCACCAGCAGCTCCTGGTTCTCCATCAGCACCTGGTAATCCATCAACTCCAGGGGTTCCAGGAGGTCCAGGAGGTCCATCAGCACCAGCAGCTCCTGGTTCTCCATCAGCACCTGGTAATCCATCAACTCCAGGGGTTCCAGGAGGTCCTGGTTCTCCAGCGGCTCCTGGTTCTCCATCAGCACCTGGTAGTCCATCAGCTCCAGGAGGTCCAGGAGGTCCAGGAGGTCCAGGAGGTCCTGGTTCTCCAGCGGCTCCTGGTTCTCCATCAGCACCTGGTAGTCCATCAACTCCAGGAGGTCCAGGAGGTCCAGGAGGTCCTGGTTCTCCAGCGGCTCCTGGTTCTCCATCAGCACCTGGTAGTCCATCAACTCCAGGGGTTCCAGGAGGTCCAGGAAGTCCTGGTTCTCCAGCGGCTCCTGGTTCTCCATCAGCACCTGGTAGTCCATCAACTCCGGGAGGTCCAGGAGGTCCAGGTGGACCTGGAGGACCTCCAGCAGGACCTGGGGGACCAGCAGGACCTTCTGGGCCAGGAGGACCTTGAGGACCTGCCGAAGGCCCAATAGGACCCTGTGGACCCGGAGGTCCTTGAGGACCTGGAGGTCCTCCAGAAGGACCTGTAGGACCTTGTGGACCAGCTGGACCCTGTGGACCCGGAGGTCCTCCAGCTGGGCCTTGCGGACCTGGTGGACCTGGTGGACCTGGCGGGCCTCCAGCAGGACCCGGTGGTCCTGGTGGACCTGGAGGACCTGGTGGGCCTCCAGCAGGACCAGGTGGGCCTGGGGGTCCTTCTGGACCCGGTGGACCACCTTCGGGACCTTGCGGACCAGGTGGACCTTGTGGACCCGGTGGTCCACCAGCTGGTCCAGGCGGTCCAGGAGGTCCAGGAGGTCCTGGAGGCCCCGCAGTTCCACTTACCGGTTCATATACCCATCCATTTGTATCGGAATCAAAAACAAGTGTTTCATTATCTCCCGGTTTTCCAGATGCTAATTGACTATCGCCTAGAAAATACCGACTGTCACTTTTACTTTTACTAACTTGAAACATTTTTACTTATATATTATATTTTTCAAAACATTTTTTACTGCAAAAAGTAAGTCGTTCAGATTGAAACGGGGTGGAATACGGTGCACCTGATACTTCTTTATGGCATTTATTGCATTCAATGGGACTTTTTTGACCTATTATATCTCTGAGTTTTCCAAATAAGCCAGGAGCCAATTCTTCATTTTTAGATGTTCTTTTAAGGGGCATTAATTTTAAACGTTCTTCAGATGTTTGAGATTTTGTTTGAATAGGTTCTTCAAATTGTTGAACAGGTACAGGTTCATTTGGTATAACAGGACTTTTTCTTCGAATAGCTTTCAATATTCTTCGAGCAGGTTCATTTGGTATTTGAAGAGGTTCAGGTTCATTTGGTATTTGAAGAGGTTCAGGTTCATTTGGTATTTGAAGAGGTTCAGGTTCATTTGGTATTTGAGGAGATTGTATAGGACTTTTTAATCTTCGAACAGGAATTATTTTTCTTCTTTCAGGTTGATTTGGTATTTTGATTATGTTTAATGGTTCTTCATGTATTATTTGTTTTTGAATATGATCGATAGATAAATTTTGTTGTTTTTCAATGGGACGTATAGGCTCGAATGAAGGACCATTATTATCGGATTTCCGTGCAGGGGCTTCATAACGGACACGTCCCAAACGTTTTCTTATCGCAGGATCACGATCATCTTGTGAGACACGCTTATAATATTTTCTCTCAATGGTACGTCTTAAAGTATTAATTTTATTATTGATTAATTTAACGTCTGTACCAGGATCGTTTATTTCTGGTAGGAGTACATCATCCTTAGGAAGAGTTAGAAGCTGATCTCCTGTATACATTTTCCTTCTAAATTCAGCATGATATTTTTGAGGTCTATCAATAATTGGTGATAAAAATACGTACACGTATGAAATTCTGCGTGCTAAATCGTAATTAGTTTTGAGCGTTCCGAAAGAAGCTAATATGTCATTAACATATGAGTTTAAAAACGATCCTGAATAGGTTGATTTCAAAATGATATTTTCCATAAGTAGATCTTTAGCTATCTTATAACCTACATTAGTGAGAGGTGTGTATTCGTTGTTCCAGTCTCTTTTTGAAGCTTCATACATATCTTCTGATTCTATTATTATTTCATCATGACTGGTCAGATATCCCACAAAATTAGGAATAAACACACGTTCGCCCCTACATGACATTTTATACCATTCCTTACTTACTTTCCTCCAACCGGGCATTACTTCCTGATTTATTGTGTATTTTTCATCGATATCATTGAGTACAAAACCTTTGATAGATCTGTTTGTAAAAGCAAACATCCACGGAGCTTCTGGATACTGTTGTTCACAACGAGATTTAATTTCATTAGTTTGATATTTTGGTACAGGTCTTTGTACCGGAGTATCTATAATTTTTTTATTTTCATTGATTGTTTTTGCTATTCGATAATTTGGCAATACCTCTTTGATTTTTCTTTTAGAATTAGGTTTAGCCTTTCGCCGTCTGAGTAACTCTTTCATATCCATAATCTGAACCTGTACATCAGGACGTCTCTTATAATTGATAAAAAATTGAACGATATTATTAGAAGGATCCTCATCAAAACTAGTAAAGAAATCTTGTAATAATATAGCTGGAATACCAGTCTTAAGACTGGTAAACATACTAATAATTGCTCTATCCCATTCATTTAATTCAGTATACCTATCTGGATTCTTATCAGTAATCCACCCGGTTTTCTCTACAAATGAATCAATTTCGTCTCTCATGACAGAAATATCCAAATTTTTAAAAAACCGGAATGGATTTCTTTTATTTATTATCCTATTCTCTTTTGGAGCTATTTGCGCTTTTTGCGCTTTTTTTCCACGAGGTTTTCTTTCTTTAGCTGTATTTATGAATTCAATAATGTTCACACTCCTTCCTGTCATTTTTATCTTATGGAGAAATTAAGTTCTCTTTAATTAAAAATGTTATTAATCGAATATAGAATCAAACTGCCAATAGAATTTAGTAAATATCATATAGGACATCTCTATAGTATTATAGAGATGTCAAAAGAATATACATCAAAAAATGAAGGTGTTGAAATATTAGAGAATACTTTCTGTGATGATGCTCGTTTACCAAACCAGAAAAAATCTAAAGGGATTGAAAAAATTCAACGTACTTCAAAACGTTATTATATTCCAGATTCATTAGTTTCAGAAATCGGAATGAGTGGTTGTATACTGAAGGAAATAGAATACAATGGATTTCCTAATATGAGAACAACGTTTACAGATGAAACTGGAACTGAATTTGTAATAGATACAATATGTAAAGAAATATCTGATCTCAAAAATTCTGATAATATTTTTAGATTACCACGTTACATGTTAGATAAAAGGGAAATTGTTGAAATTAATGTGGATGAATCTGAACACTCAATGATTGTATATAAATTATTAATGATCAATGATATGGAACAGAAGATTAGCTCATTCATCGTAAAAACACTTACAAATGCTTTTACCCTCAGTCATAAAAAATTAATAGAAACTTTTAATACATGGAATGTATTAACGATCGAAGATATTAGAAAAATGGAAATAGATTTGAAAGACATTTTAGATCAAAAACGTTCTTCTTTTTGAACGTTTCATGATTATCAGAAAAATGATCATGAGAGTGATTATAAAAAGCGGAAGCCAATTATTTTTAGGATAAATACTCTCATTTTTGAACAATACACGTACTTCTTCAGGAGATGCTTCATAAAATGAATCTGGCTGAGATTTTTCTGCAGTAATAACAGCCGTTGGTTTTACCAGTGTTGGTTCATTTGTACATTTAATCATAATAATACCTCCAAGATTTTTAGTATTACCGATCGAAAATTGTACATCTGTTTGACCCCCGTTAAGATTATGTGGATGCATAGCTAATTTAAAATATCCTTCATTTCCTACGTCACGTCCATAGGAGTTTCGACAATGCCAATATGGTACATCTTCAATAGCTGAAGATGTTTCAATATTCTTTGCTATACCCCAACCCATGATTGAAAAAGAATGAAATCCTTTTATATCAGACGTTAAATAAGGAGTCCTCCAAGAGATTGAAGTCATCCTTGAATTGTAATTTGCATTTTCAAAATAAACGCCTTGATTTATTGTATTACCGTACAATAAGAATGGTGTAAAATTAGGGTATACGGCTATTGATCCAATAACAGGTCCAAATTCAAGAATATGATTTTTAACAGTATTTCTATATTCACTGGTCCAAAATGATGCTTTGTTCATTACCCGCCCTTTATCACATTTATACAAATATTTAAGATTCTTATCAGATATACATCCACACTTATTAGGAACTATATCATTCAGTAATTGTTGATATTCTTCATTAAATTCATCTTTACCATTTCTATTATTGCATATTGGATTCTTGGAACACCAAGAATAATCAATACATGTTTGATCTTGAACACCTCGACGATTAATATGTGTAATAAAACGCAATATTTTACCACCACTACACCTGTTTCTGAGACCGTGACATGCCATAATTGAAGTAGCTGAAATATTAGGTGCCCAAGATACAGCACCAGAAACTACATGACAATCAGATATAACCTGAGCTAATGTAATTGCATAACACGAACCACATAGATATTGATTCCTCACTCCATCAATTAATTTTTTTTTTTGAAGAATTTCAGGAGAATCGTTTTCAGTTGAGATTGCCCACGAGAAATGTTCGGGAAGTTGTTTTGTGCTTGTAAACATCGGTAAAGATATTTCATCAGTAGGCGTATTTTGTATGTCTGAATTATATGGAGGCATGAAAACAATTGTGTTTTCATTATTACTAGAAAAACTTGGATTTTTCTCATAGATTTCCACCGATTGATTTGTTCGAAGAAAGTCGTATTCGCTCATTTATATATAATAATCAGACTAAAATGAAAAAATATTTTATATATCATATAAAAATGGTAGCTAGATCAAAATCCCGTAAACGAAGTACTAAACGATCATCTTGTTCTCCTAGACGAACTAAAAGACGTTCAGCGACTAAACGACGTTCAGCGACTAAACGACGATCGGCTACTAGGAGACGATCACCACGTAAGCCAGTTAGTTTGAATGAAGCAAATTGTCTTCAATTTCTCATAGATCCTAGAAGAAATCCGGCAACTAGTCGAAAGATTAAGCGTACAAGCCCTATTTATAAAAGACTTAGGAAATATTGCGGTCCTGGTAAAATCGGATCTTTCCCTCTGTATTCTCAAGCATCTTATTGTAGATCACCACGTAGACGTGTGTCAAGAATGCTAGATGATGATTGTCTCGAATTCAGGGCTAAATATGATCCGATTGCTAAAACAACATATAATCCACTCACTGGGAGAATGATTAAATCTTCCGGTCGTGTATACAAGCAAATTTTAAGACATTGTGCTGGAAGGTAAGAACAAAAACATACTATGAAAAACGTTACATAATTATCAGTTTTGATAATTATGATCTCTCAAATGTTAAAAGGTTGGGGTAAATTTCCATCCTAATTTGTCAAATAAGTTTTTACATATAGTATCATGAAATAATTTTCTATCAACCGTTTTAAGTATAGTAAAATTCTCAATCTTACACGGATGTGAATGTCTTCTCAACAACTGAAATAACAAATACTGGACATTCATAAAATTCTTTCTATCTAATTCTTCTGCTTTATCTTTCCCGTGTATTTCATCATATAAAGCAACCAATTCTTTAAAATCATCTATCAGACGTGATTCGAGATGGCTTATATCGTCTACTTGTTTATTTGTTAATGTAAAATATATGAGATTTACATTTTCATAATGTTTAGTATGCTTCAATTCTTTAAGAAACATCATGATATGATTCCGTGTTATTTTAGAATACTTTATATTACTGATATTGTAATCGGGAATAAGCCTGTACGCTATAAATTTTGCATCTAAATCCTGATACAATTTCTCTGGGATTTTACAATTCTGCTTACCTTGATATTGCTTAATACAATCCTGAAAGTGAAGGATTCTATTGTATATAAATTTACCAACAATATTTACACGTGTATAATCCTTATGCGTCACACCTGTTTCGATTGCATATTGTTGAGTAGAACACTTGAGGCATGTTTTTCTATTAAAATCATCCATCTCAAATTTTTCTTCATCCGTATTTTCACATGATGGACAATACGATTCTAAATTAACATTGTCAACCTTTTCAGGATTTGCAGGTACCTCAATATCAGACCAATCTTTTAATTTTACTAATTGTCTAACTATTTCTAAAAAACTTATGATCAATTCATTTTTCCTCCTTAGGATGGGTAAATTATCCTCTTTAATATGAGATATTGGATTTTTCAAAATGGATGAATATTCTTTTATCAATTCATGAGTCCGCGTGAAGAATAACGCTCTAGATGATTTTTTTTCACGTTTCAAGATTTCCTTCATTTCACGTAATTCTGAATACACGCTTGGATCTAAATGATGTGATGTATCTAACAATAATCTATCAATCAATTGTATCTTCTCTTCACATATAATTTCTTCTTTTTCCAATCGCTTCAAGATTGCTGAATTCAGAGATAAAATATTTATTGACATTCTTTTCATTATTGTAGACGGTGTTTATCTCAATACCCTATCTTAATTAGGATAGGGTATGACTTAAAAGAATGCATTTTTGCTTCGAATTTTTTATCATGTTTTGTTTAGTAGAATAGATTCCAAACGTGGAACTATAAATTCTTCTAATTCAGCATCTTCGTAAGATTTTCTATCTGTAAATTCAAATGCCTTAATATGAATACAATTATGAGGTTGGGATGAATGAACCTCATCATGATCATCTATTATATACGTTCTATCCATATTATAATCAAGTAATTTAAATTCGTCTTTTAAAATGTCAAGGGCTTTTTGAGTACCTCTTAATTGTTTTGATTTTTTACAATGGTACGAAAAGAGAACATAATCTAATTGTCGCTCAGGATGCCCTTTGAGGATGAATTCATCTATAATAAATAAAGCATATGATTTAGAAGCTGCAGTCCAGATACTAACGTTAAAATTTTGGAAAAGAAAATCTAGAAAGTTTTGAAGACCTGGACGTTCAAAAACTTTATAATAACCTTCCATGTTTTCCCATCTAAATTTTTTCATTCTAGGTTTAAGAATAGATGTTTCTTCATGCTTAGCTATCGAAGAAATTAAAGTATTATCTAAATCAAGAAGAATATTTATGCGATTTGGTATTTTCATACTTTTTTTTAAAGATTACATTTATTTAATGCGATACGAATGATCAATATTACTTGATTTATAAGACCTGATATATATTGTACAAAATAAAATACGTATGTCAAAATGGCAGAACCGCTGACAATTGATGAATGTGCATCTTATACACATGATCCATTAATTAATTCCATACTAACTAGTGATCAATTTGCTGCTTCGAGAAAACGAGAAAATTTAAATAGAAAAGATGAACCTTCTTTTGAAAATAATCTCTTTAAAAATTATTCTCCAATTATCTGGCACAAAAATGAAAATCTTGATTCACGCTCTGTATTAAACACATTCAATTATTTATTTCATAAATTCAAAAGAGGACTTTTCATCCGTATCTCTAACAATCGATTGGAAGAATTTAAACCTTTCATAAATATAAATTTCAGAAATGAATTTTCTGATGTATTTCAAATAAATCCAAAATTTAATAATCCCGCTGGCTATTTGAAACATTTGTCTGAAGTCTTTGGTTTATTCATGGTACAAAAACATCCGGTAGAGAAATGGGAAGATAATTATTTTGATTCAGTAAATGAGAGCGACAACAATATGATATTGTTAAACATGTTTCAAAATTTATGTAAAGAACGTAACGTTCCAGATATAGAATTTTTCATTAATGATAATCGTCCATTAATGAAAGTGGACGATACAGAGCCATATAATCATATATGGAATAGTAATCACCAACCTCTTAAATCACATCTTTATAAAAAATACGCACCGATTCTTTCTGGATCAGGATCTGATATGTATGCTGATATTGCGATCCCAACATATGAAGATTGGGGAAGAATACAATATGGAAAAACTAGTGGTGTTTTTCCATTAATGTGTCGTGAATATCCAGATATTGAATTGACACCGTGGTCTAAAAAGCACAACAGAGTTGTATTTAGGGGATCATTTAAAGGTTCAGGTGTTACACCTGACACTAATCAACGTTTCAAAGCATTTGTAATAGGTAGTGAAGAAAGAGATATTTTGGACATAGGCATCACAGATTGGAATATAATACCAAGAAAAATTGAGAATTTTAAATTCATGAAAACAATTAATGTAAATGGAAAGCTTCCTCATCCAAAGGATAAGATTACACTGCAAGAACAAAGTATATATTACAAATATATACTTACATTAGAAGGAGATTTCGCTGCTTTCCGATTGTCATATGAGTTATCTTCAGGTTCAGTGATATTATTAGCTGCATCACAATGGCATTTATGGTTTTATCATATGCTAAAACCATATTATCATTACGTTCCGATCAAAGAAGATCTAAGCGATTTAATGTCCCAGATTGAATGGTGTAATAGTAATGATAAACAATGTTCAGAAATTGCCAAAAATGCACGAATATTCTATGATAAATATTTAGGCAGGAAAGGAGTGTTAGATTTCCTTCAAAAGACATTGTGGGATTTATCAGCTAAAACAACTCAATATGAATATTTACCGGATCTTATAAAATGGAGCATAGAGGATGAGAAGAAACAGTTATTGGAAGAAATAAAATTTAAAAATATTATATATAACTTTCCTATATCTGCCTCTGTTCGAAGTATAGGTTTATTGGATTCCATACAAAACGTCATGAGGTCAAAAAGTTTAACAGACCTTACATGGAACAGTTTAATTACTAAAAATAAGGGTGGAAGAATAGATCTCTTTACAGTTAATGGTGTTAAAATAATAGGGAAAAAAGTAAATAATCCTCATAAAGAATTGGAACACATCCATGAAAATTACATAGGATTAAAAGCAGTAAACAAACTGGTATCTCGTGTACCGAATTTTGCATACATTTTTGGTCCGATTAAAGATTCTACAGATATGGTTTTTTCAGAATTTATTGAAGGAACGAGCTTACTTGACTGGCTTATAAACAGTTATAATTTCAAAGATTTTTTATCAATATTGATTCAAATTAATTTAGCGATAACAGTTGCTCAAAATTACATTGGCTTTATTCATTATGATTTATATCCTTGGAATGTGATGATTACATCATTAACAGGTAATTTCACATATTCATTGAACCAGAAAAGTATAGTTTCCATTAAAACCAATATAGTACCTGTCATAATCGATTATGGTAAATCTAGAGCAATTGTCCACGAACCAAAATATGGAAACGTTGATCATGGATTTGCCAATTTGTTTCAACAAAATTCAATAGTAGATACTTTAACGATTCTTTATTCATGTTTAGATGTATTGAGGAATAGTAAGAATTTAGGACCTAATGAAATGAAATTACTCGATTTTCCAAAACGTATTGGTCTTAAAAATTACAAGGACGTTCAGTATTGGAGTAAATTCGGTATGCTATATAAATTTAAACCTAAAACTGTAACAGGAAAACACATAATTCCTAAAAATTTTATTGATTTTCTTATAGATACGTTCAAAGATTCAGCGCCAGTATTACGAAAGGCATCGCAAATAGAATATCCTATGGAAAACGGCGTTAATCCAGTTATAGCAGAAGCTTACATGAGATATGGTGATATAAACAAAGCATTGTATGAAATGATAAAACATGTTGATAGATCACGTCCTGTTATGTGCGATGATGATTTTTACAATATTTTCGTAGAAAATATTCTGAAACGTCGTCTTAGTTCTATTGATAGTTTAATGGGCGAACAAGGATCGGAAGATAACAAAGAAAAATGGGTAGAAGTAAGGAAACTTCTATTCATTAAAATACAAGATCCTAGACCACTTAGTTTCGATTATCCCAGTCCAACTGATGTTCCCTTAGATTCGGAAGTGACGCCAGATTATATAAGAATGTATGAAGCAGAGAAGAATGAAGAAGATTGGATGATGACATGGTTATTATGTTTAGAAGCGTTCTTTTTCGGAACAGTGACTGATGATGGAGCTTTAGGAGATTTTATTAAATTAAATGGTTTTCTATATCATAATGCAATTGCAAGCAACAACACATTACTCAAAATAAAAGATTTATTACTGATAAATAAAGAATGAAAATGGATCTAAGTAGATGAAAAAACTTACAAAATGACCCTTTCAGGACTTATTGAATTGTTTACTTCAGCTATTAAAAACGTTAACATCACAATTAATGTTAACGAATTAGGAAATAATCTTGCAACACAAACAGAGGATATTCCTAAAGGTGATAATGCTAGTTGTTCGAATGTGAAAGATGATACTCTCAATAAACCTAGTTGTTCGAATGTGAAAGATGATACTCTCAATAAACCTAGTTGTTCGAATGTGAAAGATGATACTCTCAATAAACCTAGTTGTTCGAATGTGAAAGATGATACTCTCAATAAACCTAGTTGTTCGAATGTGAAAGATGATACTCTCAATAAACCTAGTTGTTCGAATGTGAAAGATGATACTCTCAATAAACCTAGTTGTTC